GGAAAAGACTTTTGCTCTAACGCTTGGTCACACTGGGTTACAAATAAATGAAACGAAAGAAGTTAATTATATCAGAAAGTTCAACAGTCAGACAGGCATGTGAGTTCTACTTTAGCACTCCTGCCTATCTTAAGGTATCAGGTAGAAGTCAAATAGATTACGAGAGAGCTATGCTGTCTGCCTGTAGTACATCCGTGCAGAGCAACAAATTGTTTGGCAATATAAAACTTAAAGATGTTAAGTTTAAACACGCTACACATTTATATGATACGTGGCTAACTACAAAAGGTGTTCGTCAAGCTAACTACTACGCTACTTGTATGAGTATAGTATTCAACACAGCTATACGTCACGAAGCTTCATCGAGTAATCCCATGTCGCTAATAAAACGTACCCCAGATAAACCACGTAGAGTTTACTGGGAAGAGAAACACATCAAGTTATTCTTAGATACAGCCTTTCAGGAGTATAAGTGGAGATCCATAGGGTTAATTGCTTACATGGCATACGAGTGGGGTCAACGCTTAGGTGATATGCGTAAGTTAGTGTGGGGCAACATAAACTTTGATGCTCAACGATTAGACTTAGAACAAAGTAAGCGTAGAGCCGTAGTTCACTTACCTATAAGTGATGACTTATTTAAACTACTTAAGGATCAGTACAGTGATTTTAGTAGCGTATCTGATTACGTTGCACCCCACGTTACTCCACACAATGCAAGATACCCAAGTTACAAGATGTATGAAGTGTCTCAATTGTTTCATGAAGTTAAAGAAGAGTCAGGCATACCTAAAGAACTATGGGGTATGGATCTTAGGCGTACAGCTATTACTGAGATGGTTGAGGCAGGTGTAGACATTACAGGTATCATGCAAGTCTCAGGTCACAACAGCCCACAAAGTGTTATGCCTTATCTAGTTAATACTTTTAGTGGGGCATCAACAGCATTAAACAAAAGAAAGGCTAACAAGAAATGACAAGTATTAAAATATGGACAGACGAAGAGAAGTTATACATAAATGAAAACTTTAGGTATGAACCTGACACAGGTTTGATTTTCTGGAAGAAAGCCCCCACCACATTTGGGCCTAAAAGAAGCACAAATAAACCAATAGGGTGTTTCGAATCAACTGGTTATTTACGATTATATTTTTATGTTAACAAGCGTGCTATGAGAGTCCAAGCTCATAGATTGGCTTGGTATCTCTATTACGGAGAAGTACCAACCCATATAATAGACCACATAGATCACAATAAAATTAATAATAAGATAGATAACCTAAGAGAGTCTAATAACTCAAAAAATGTTAGGCACTCTAGTATACAAAAAGCTAAAGAAAAGAAAAGAAAAGAAGGGTGTTGCATAGGGGTGTATAAAAAAGGTTCTCTAAAAAAGCCTTACGCAGCAATACATTTCGTAGCTAGAAAAATGAAATATTTAGGTTTCTACGCCACAATGGTTGAAGCCGCTAAAGTTAGAGATGCATATGCAATAGATAAGTTCGGTTCAGGTTGTGGCCCTACAAATAAAGACATAGGTATATATTAAACAATGAACATTAGATCACACCTCGATACCTTAACGATAGCTGAGGGGCAACGCTTACGAATGGATTGCCCTCAGTGCAGAGCCAGAAATACCTTCACCGTGTGGAAGGATGATGGTGTATTAGTTTACCATTGCTTCAAGCTTACTTGTACAGTTAGAGGTGCTTACGGGATAGGCATGACTGCTGATGAGATTAAATTTAAAATGCAAGGCCAAACTAAAGAAAAACCTATAGACCTAGAACGCATGATAGTACCTGAGTATTTAGTTAAACCAACACACGAACACACTCTAATGCAAAATTATATAAGGAAATGGAGCCTTTACAAAGAAGACCTAATGTATGACGTTAAGGATCGTCGTGCCGTGTTCTTAATAAAAGAAAACAACAGACTGATTGATGCTACGGGACGATCTTTAGATGGGTCTAAGCCTAAGTGGTTTAGATATACAGGAGAAGCATCTGTTTTTACACGGATATTAGGTAATACTAATGGTACAGTAGTAGTAGTTGAGGATGTTATTAGTGCTATAACTGTTGCACAACTCTTTCCTAGAACAACAGGCCTAGCTATCTTAGGTACATCACTAGGTGAGGCACAAATGCAACACATACAAAACTATTCTAGGGTAGTGGTAGCGTTAGACCCTGATGCTGCACACAAGACCTTGACGTACAAACGAGAGATAGAGGCTTGGACAGGATTAAACACTATAGCCTTACGGCTAGAAGATGATGTAAAGTATAAAGTAGAAGAAGATATAACTAAATTAGAAAGGATAATACAGTGAGTATATGTGGTGAAATAGAAAACGTTAAAGGTGAGATAGAAACACTAGAAGATTTACTAAAGAATGAACCTAAAGATGGCTGGAACGCCTGTAGTAACATAGCTATGATGGTAAAGGACTCCATTAAGTCAGCTAAGAAACGATTAAAAGAACTGGAAGCCGTTAGATGATGGAATTAGCTCTCATCAGAACGCTGATGAACAAAGAGTTTTACGAGAGACACAAAGGTATACGTTGTCCTGATAAGATTTTCACTAAAGATACCCGTAAGATTAAACAAGCGTTAGATAACGCTATGCAGGATTACAAGACAGACTTAACTACTTCAGACTTAGAGGCCTTGTTCTTTTCCTTTAATCAATCCCTCACTACATCTAATAAAGAAGTGTACCGTACATTGTTTAGTAGGCTAACTAAAGAACAACCTATGAATACACAGATAGCTGAAGAAGTTCTATCTAAGTTGTTTCAGCAAGTAGTAGGTGAAGAGGTAGCTAACTTAGGTTTTGACTACGTTAATGGTACAACCAATTCGCTAGAGCCTCTGCGTAACATCTTAGAAAAATATCAGGATGACTTTACGCCTAACCTCAAGATTGAGTACGGTGACATATCTTTTGAAACAATACTTAAATCTTCGAAGATACAATCACAATGGAAGTTTAACATACCTAGCTTAAAGCGTAAGGTAGAAGGTATTTCTGGGGGTCACTTTATAATTGTAGGAGCTAGACCTAATACAGGTAAGACTTCTTTCCATGCTTCCTCTATAGCTGCACCTAATGGCTTTGCTCACCAAGGTGCTAAATGTATGGTGCTGTGCAACGAAGAAGACTACATTAGAGTAGCCGCTAGGTACTTATGTGCAGCTTCTAGTATGTCTCTAGAAGAGATTAATGCTAATCAATCTTTAGCTATGTCACGATATAGTAAAGTCCGTAAAAACATAACAATTATAGATAGTACATCTAAAGACTTAGCGTGGGTTGAATCTATTATAAAACAAGATGAGCCAGACATAGTTATCATAGATATCGGAGATAAGTTTGCACCTAAGACAAGTGATAAGTCTGATGTATACCTAAAGGAAGCGGCTATCTATGCTCGTAACATAGCTAAACAGTACAACTGTGCAGTGATATGGATGTCACAACTCAATGCTGAAGCTGAAGGTAGGGTGCGTGTAGATCAATCTATGCTTGAAGGTAGCCGAACAGGTAAAGCCGCTGAAGCGGATCTTATATTACTTGTAGCTCGTAACCCTATAACGGATGAGAGCGAAGAAGAAGACAGACAGAGGCACTTAGTAATAGCTAAGAATAAGTTAACAGGAGGCTGGCACGGTACTATTCATTGTAACTTAGATGGTGAACGCAGTCAGTACTTGGTGTAGCTATGAGACTAGTATTAGATGTAGAGAACACAGTAACTAAACGAGGCGGTAAGAAACACTTAGATCCTTTTGAGCCTACCAACTCTCTAGTACAGGTAGGGTTTAAGAACGTAGATATACCTACAGAAAGGTACATGCTTACCTTTGATCATAACGAATATAAGGATACTAGTGGTGCTAACTATAAGTTAGTACAGCAAGCCTTAGATGAGACTACATTACTCATCATGCACAACGCTCAGTACGACTTGATGTGGCTGTGGGCTAGTGGCTTTAAGTATGACGGTGCTGTGTGGGATACGATGTTGGCGGCATACATCCTGATAAGAGGCCAGAAGTTTCCTCTGTCATTAGAGCAATGTGCTATCAGGTCAAACCTAGCTTTCCAGAAAGATGACACACTCAAGGCTTACTTTAAGAAGGGTTACAACACAGATGAGATACCTCTAGATGAGTTAACCTATTACTTAGGGTGTGACTTAGATACTACGTGTGCCTTGTATGAACACCAACTCAAGAGTTATTCTTTAGATGAATCAATAGGTATGGTTACTGTAAGAGATCTTACATTCAAGGTATGCCAGACACTTGCTCGTATGTATATGTCAGGCTTTAAGGTAGACAGAGACGCATTAGTAAAAGTGCGTACTGAGTTTGAGAATGAGAAAGCAATACTAGAAGATAGGTTGCACGATCAAGTCAAGCTATTAATGGGTGATACCCCAGTTAATCTAAACTCACCCGAACAGATGTCACAAGTTATCTTTAGCCGTAAGGTAAACAATAAGAAAGAGTGGGCTGACTTGTTTGAGTATACTAGGACACCTGCTGAGTATAAGGATGCAGTCGAAGCTAACAGTAAGTTGCTTAGGCGTACTACTGCTTACACTTGTAAGGTATGTTCAGGTGAAGGTAAGACCTATAAAACTAAGAAGGATGGATCACGCTTCGCTAAACCTAATAGATGTGTAGGGTGTGATACTCGTGGCTACCAACTTAAAGAGTTAAACCAGTTAGCTGGTCTAGGACTTGTTGCACCCTCTAAGAAGTGGGTCAGTGCTAATGG